GCTGGAGCTGCTGAGCCTGATGGCCCACGCCGTGGATCAGACCTTGCTGCCGCTGCCCTGTGACGATGCGCCGCCGATGACGCTGGAGCGCCTGGGCAAGCTGATGCACGAATGTGGCGATCTGGTGGCTGTAGTGACCAAGGCCAAGGCGGACGGCAATGTCTGCGACAACGAACTCAAGCAGTGCATGGCGCAGTGGGCGCAGTTGGTGTCTGCGGGCCATGCCTTGATGCAGGGCTTGCAGGCCAAGAACCGCGAAACCATGGCCCGCTGGGTGGAAGGCGGGGGTGTGTGATGCGGCCCGCTGGTGAAATTTCCAAGGCACTGCTGCAGGCGGTGCAAGCCCTGGCGACGCCCGAGCGCGCGCCCATCCTGAAAGAGCTGGCGGCCCACGCCAATCTGCCCGAGGGCGTGGTCCTTCAGACCTTGAAAGACATGAAGCGCTACGACCGGGTGTGCGTTGTGCGCAAGCGCCGGGTGCCGTGGTGCAGGCGGCCGGTGGCCGAGTACGGATTGCCCGTGGTGGGGCATGCGGCCAACGATGCGTTGGGTGATGGTGGTTTTGCGGCTTTGATGCGCGCCTGGGGGTAGTAGATGGGTATTCGACACGCTGCCGGTGTTGCGGACGCTGGCGTGGCCATGGTTTTTTGTGTGCGCGCAGGGGGTGATGCATGACCCATCACCGACAAGAACTGCCGCCGATTCAATACAAGGCACTGGCCGATGCGTTGCTGCCCATGGCAGACACGCTGGTGCCCCAGTGGCTGTCTGGTGGGCAGCGGATTGGGCATGAGTGGAAGTGCGGCAGCCTGGCCGGGGAGGCTGGTGGCAGCACCAGCATCAACCTGGTGACGGGTGCCTGGGCGGACTTCGCCACTGGCGAGCAAGGCGGTGATCTGCTGGGCTTGTACGCCGCTATTCATTCGCTGACTATGGCCCAGGCCGCAGTGCAGTTGGCCCGTGAGCTGCACCTGGAGGATGTGGCGGGCCTGGTCAAAACTGCCACGGGTGCGAATGTAAAGCCCCTGGCGAATCCACGCCCTGCGCCTGCTCCAAGTGCTGCGAACAGGGATAAAGAGAAGTGGCATGCACTGCAGCCAGTGCCTGTGCACGCACCTGCGGCCCCATTCAAGCACGCGGTTCGCGCCGCTGAAGACATCCTGCATACGGCTGCGTACTGGGTGGACGGTGAGCTGTACGGTTATGTGGTCCGGTACCGCACAAGCGACGGCGGCAAGGAAACGATCCCCTATACCTATTGCCAGTCCGAGCGCGACGGCGGCCAGAAGTGGCACTACAAGACCTGGGACGAGCCTCGGCCCTTGTTCTTTCCCGGTGGCAAGAAGCCCGGGGAGCGCACAGTCATTCTGGTGGAGGGAGAGGTCAAGGCCGAAGTGCTGCAGGGGCTGCTCGATGCGCATGCACCAGGTGTGTACTGCGTGGTCAGCTGGCCTGGTGGCAGCAATGCCTGGAACAAGGCGCAATGGAGCTGGTTGGCAGGCTGCACGGTGCTGCAGTGGCCCGACTGTGATGCCCTGCGTGAGAAGCTGACGCGGCAAGAGCAGTTGTCTGTTGCGGACGATCCAGAGGCCAAAGCCGCGCTGCAAGCCAGCAAGCCGATCCTGCCCGAGGCCAAGCAGCCCAGCACAAAGGCAATGCAGGGTATTGGGCTGCTGCTGCGAGATACCCACGGCTGCACGGTCAGCCGGTTGCCTATTCCCGCGCCTGGCGAGAAGCCCAGCGGCTGGGACTGCAAAGACGCGATTGCTGATGAAGGCTGGACGTTTGACGATGTGCTGGCTTTCTTTGGCAAGGCGCAGCCGTTGCCTTCGGCCGATGCGGCTGAGCCAGCAGCAGAAGCTGATGCCCCTGAAAAAAATTCGCGATCCCCCGTTGGCACGAAGGGGCGTGGCTCCGCCGGCGGTGGTGATGGTGGCGATGACACCCCTGCGGGCAAGGACGAGACGCCGCCGCCCAAGGGCACGCCCTGGTGGCTGAAGCCGTACTGGGACAAGCAAAAGGCCCGCTGGAACATCAGCCGCAAGACGGTGATTGCCGCCCTGGAGCATGACGAAGCGCTGCAGGGTGTGGTGGCCTTCAATGAGCTGACCAACAGCATTCAGTGCCGCAAGGCCTGGCCCTGGCCGCATGCCCGCCCTGGCGAGATCAAGGGCGCGGACGGCTTGCTGCTGGGCAAGTACCTGACCGACACCTACAGCCTGCCCAGCGTGAGCAAGGCGGCGCTGGAAGAGGCGGTGCAGACGGTGGCGTACACCGAGCGCTTTCACCCCATCCGTGAACGGCTGATTGACCTGAAGTGGGACGGCAAGGCGCGGATCGACAACTGGCTGATCTTTGTGCTGGGTGAGACGCCCGAATCCCTGAACCCTGCGCTGCGGGAGTACCTGCAGCTGGTGGGGCGCTTTTGGCTGCTGGGCATGGTCTGGCGGGTGATGGAGCCTGGCTGCAAGTTTGACTATTGCCCGGTGCTGGAGGGTGTGGGCGGCCTGCGCAAGTCCACCCTGGTGGAGGTGTTGTGCGGCAAGGAATACTTCAGCGACACGCCTTTCGATATGAGCCGGGGCAAGGAAGCCCAGGAACAGGTGCAGGGCATTTGGCTGTATGAGATTGCCGAGCTGAGCGCGCTGAGCAAGGGCGACGTGAACGCGATCAAGGCGTTCATCAGCTCTAAGGTGGACAAGTACCGCCCTGCGTATGGCGCGACGGTGGAGAGCTACCCGCGCCAGTGCGTGCTGGTGGGCACGACCAATGATGACCAGTACCTGCGCGACCGCACGGGCAACCGCCGGTTTTGGCCGGTGCCGGTGCGCCACCAGATCAACACGGAGTGGGTGCAGAAGTACCGCGACCAGCTGCTGGCTGAGGCGTTTGCGCTGTACCAGCAGGGTGTGGCGTACACGCCCACGGCCGACCAGGAAAAGCGCCTGTTTGCCCCGATGCAGGACAGCCGCCTGATTGAGACGGCGGTGGAAAGCCGCTTGATGCAGCTGCTGACCCGTGACCTGGGCCAGGCCGGCGACTCGGGCATTCACGAGGATGCGCAGTTTGTGCGGATTGACCAGCTCGTGGTGGCCTTGGGGTCTGACGTGGCCAAGTCTTCGGCCGCGTTGGAAAACCAGATCCGCGGCTGGCTGAAACAGCAGGGCTGGAAGCACGGCAAGAAACAGATCGCTGGTGCGCGCCTGCCTGGCTATTACCGCCCGGATGTGTGGCCCCCTGTGGCTGCCGTGGTGGGCCTGGACCAGATTGACCGCGACAGCCAGGCGCAGGAGGCCGATGCGGCCGCTGTACCGCCCCAGGCCCCTGCGGGTCAGGCGCAAGCCGAACCTTCGGCACCAATGTCGCCTGCATCCCAGTGGGTGCGGGACCAGGCCGACGACGAAACGCCCTTCTGACCGATGCAGCACGTTCGTCCATTTCTTCAACCCATGGCAGCGCCTGAAACGCGCTGCACTGCCCACACAGGGGGAGGCGTGATTCGCGCCTGTGTGGTGGCCAGGGCGATGGTGCGCCCGGCCTGCGGTGCAGTGGCGGGGATGGGGTTGTCTGCGCCCATGACCTGAAAGTGTCCAAGTGTCCACGGTGTCCAGCGTTTTGCTGGGACTGTGTGGGTAATGCCAATCCCTGGTTTCAGGGGTTGAAGCCGCTGCATTGCCCAGGCGACACGTCAACCCCTGTCCACGTAGGTTGCGGTGCGGGCGTGGGCAGGCAGGCGCAGGCAGCGGGCACAGGCGCGCGTGCGCGAGCCCTCGGGCGGATTCCCGCAATCTCTATAGAAAAGGGTGGACAGTATGGACAGTTGGACAGTTCAAAAGCAGCAAGGGGCAGCAAAGGATGTGGATGAAGAGCTGCGGATGATTAAAACGGCCATGCCACAGACCTATGAGTCCATCCAGCGCAAGGCGGCGCAGTTGGGCAACGGTGTGTACAGCATGGTCCGCCGGGGTGTGATGGGCCGGCCGAATTGCTTTTGGGCGATGGAGGGCGGCCGGGTGGTGGGCACGCCGTTTGCCGACAGCCACCCGGTGGCGGCGGTGGTGGCGCAGAGCCTGGTGCAGTTTGGCAGTGCACACGTGTGCATCATCGCTGAGCCCGTGAAGGCGGAGGGCTGAACCATGGCACGCCTGGAACACATCAAGCAGCGGCTGAACAACTGGGCCATGTGGCGGGCGCGCCGCGATAACCACGGCCTGGGCTTTGCATCGCGCAACATGCTGGCGAACTGGATGGCCAGCGCCGGGGAGGTGAGCCGGTACAGCCGCGAGTCGACCATTCCGGTGCTGGGCCTGGAGGCGGAAGAGACCGACGAAGCCGTGGAGGCGCTGCGCCTGGGGTACGGGCACCTGCATGTGACGCTGATGTGCGTCTACATCAAAGACCTGGGCGTGGCGGGCACGGCCAGGCAGATGCGCCGATCGCCGGCCACCATCTATGCCTATCTGGATCAGGCCGACCGCTGGATTGAGGCCTGGCTGCAGGCCAAGCGCGAGGCCAAGGATGCGCAGCTGCAGCGTGTATCCACCCGCTTGTGAGGTCCGCCATTGACGCCTGGGGAGTTTTCCACCTTGTAGACCTGCGCTACATTTCAGGCAACTTGCTGTTGGTGTCCGCAACCACAGGCAGTAAGCCAGAAAGCCCCGCCGGTCCACCACCGGCGGGGCTTTTGTTTTTGTTGGCCGACCGGCCGGCAGTTGGTCAACATCCAAGCGGGTGCGCGCAATGCGCATCTGGCGGCACGCAACCGCCACCTATTGAAAGGACACGCCGTGCCATCTGCTGCCCCGCGTCCATGTTCGCACCCGGGCTGCGGCGTGCTGGTCAGAGATGGCACGGGCCGTTGTCCGAAGCATCCGAAGAAAGCCTGGGTGCGCAACCGTCCCGCACCGATCAAGCGCTTATCGGGCCGAGCCCTGCAGCGCATGCGGGAGAAGAAGAAGCAAGAGAACCCGTTGTGCTGGATGTGCCAGGAGGCTGGACTTGTCCGGCTTTGGGATGTGCTGGATCACCACGTGCCGCTGGAAGAGGGCGGCACCAACGAAGAGTCAAACCTGCGTGGCTTGTGCCACGACTGCCACGACGCCAAGACCGAGCGCGAGCGTCAGCGCGGCCTGCAGCGTGCCTGGTCGAACTACCGGGATCGTTGACGGGCGGGGTGGGCCGAGGGTGCCCACCCGCCCGAGGGGGGAGGGGGGTCTCCAAACTTTCAGAAGTTCACCCCGGAAACCGAGCGCCCCAGTCTTTTTTTGCACGCGTAGGTTTTAGGGGGTGGGGGGGTGCCCCGTAGGAGGTAAGTGATGGGAAAACGAGGACCAGCGGCTAAGCCCGTTGAGCTGAAAGTGCTGGAGGGCAACCGGGGCAAGCGCCCGATGTCGGTCAACCTGGACAGCACGTTCCGCCCCGAGGCTGGGATGCCGACTGTGCCCAAGGGCTTGAGCCCTGGCGCACGCAAGGTATGGAAGCGCCTTGGCAATGAGCTGCTGCGCTACAACCTGATTTCCGTGGTGCACAGCGACCTGTTCGAGGAGCTGTGCGAGACGGTTTCCGATGTGAAAGACCTGCGGCACTCCATGCGTGCGAAGCAGAACCTGCTGCGCTCCCAGGGCAAAGACCCGATGGAAGCGTTTGAAGTGATCAGCCCGAATGGGCTGCCCATGCAGCACCCCAGGTATCAGATCCTGAAAAGCGAGCGCCAGATGATGCTGACGCTGCTTGCCAAATTCGGCTTGAGCCCTTCGGAGCAAGCCAACGTCCAGACCGCAATCCGCGCACAGCTGCAGCTGTTCGAGGGGGGCGAGGCCGGAAAAGAAACGACTTCTCCGGCTGCGCCTGTTGCCGCCCCTTCAACCCCGCGAGGCTTCGCTGACTTCTAACCCCTGACCCACCATGACCAGACCCCGCGCCGAATATTTCGAGCGCGCCAAGGCCTACGCCCGGCGCGTTATGGCTGGGGAGGAAGTTGCGGGCAAATATGAGCGGCTGGCATGCAAACGCTTCCTGCGGGACTTGGAGCGGCAGGGCGCTGCTGATTTTCCCTACGTCATTGACGTGCAGGCGGGAGGGCGGGCCTGCCAGTTCCAGGAACTGCTTTGCCACATCAAAGGCGAATGGGCCAAACCGATTTACGAAGAGGGCATGGTGCGCTACGCCAAGATCCGGCTGGAGGACTGGCAGATCTTCTGCGAGTTCAACCTGTTCGGTTGGTTGCACCAGACGACTGGCTTGCGGCGCTTTCGGCGCAGCTACGAAGAGGTGGCACGCAAGAACGCCAAGAGCACACGGGCAGCAGGTCGGTGCTTGTACCTGGCATTCGCTGACGATGAGCCTGGCGCCCAGGTCTACAGCGCCGCCACCACAGGCGAGCAGGCCCGCGAGGTCTTCGACACGGCCCGCGAGATGGTGCTGCGCGACAGCGAGTTCCGTGAGCGCTTCGGCGTCACGGTCGGCCGCCACGACATCACATGCCCCAGCACGGCCAGCAGCTTCAAGATCCTGAACGCTGAAGCCAGCACCCAGGACGGTTTGAACGTCCATGGCGCAGCCGTCGATGAGGTGCACGCGCACAAGAAGCGCGACCTGTGGGACGTGATTGAGTCGGCAGACGGTGCGCGCAGCCAGCCCCTGATCTCGGCCATCACCACGGCCGGTAAGGACACGGGCGGTATTTGCTTTGAACTGCGCAGCTACACGATCAAGGTGCTGGAGGGGACGCACCAGGACGAAACCTGGTTCGGTGTCATCTACACCATCGATGAGGGCGACGACTGGAAGGACCCCAAAGTCTGGAGAAAAGCCAACCCTAACCTGGGCATCAGCGCCAAGCTGGACAAGCTGGAGGCGACCAAGACCAAGGCGCTGGCAACGCCGAGCAGTCGCGGCAACTTCCTAACCAAGCACTTGAACGTTTGGACCAACGCGGGCAGCAACTGGATGGACATGGAAGCCTGGCATGCCTGTGCAGACCCTTCGCTTCGTGCCGAGGACTTTGCCGACGTGCCCACCTGGGCGGCTGTGGACCTGGCTGAAAAGAGCGACTTCGCTGCGAACGTCAAGGTTTTCCAGCGTGATGGCACGTGGCATGTGTGCACACGTCTGTACTACAACGAGGTGGCAGCGCAGGAAAGCAAGACCGCGCAGCTGCAGGGATGGATTGAAGAGGGGCACATCAAGGTTGCGCCCGGCAATCTGACCGACTTCGACATGATCACAGCCGACCTCAAGGCCGACCGCGAGCTGCATGACCTGCAGGAAGTCGGATACGACCCGGCGCTGTCCAGCTACTGGGCGCGGCAGTGCGTGGACGCAGGCCTGCCCATGGTCGAAATCACGCAGCGCAGCATGTTCTTCACGCAGCCGCTGCAGGAGATCGAGGCCCTGGTGCTGGCCGGAAAACTCAAGCACGACGGCAACCCCGCCATGACCTGGATGGTGGGCAACCTGGTGGTGCTGGAGAGTAAATACAACGAGCTGAAAAGCCCGACCAAAAACCGCAAGGAAGACAAGATCGACGGCGCCATTGCAATGCTGATGGCCCTTGGTCGTGCCATGGCCTTGGCGGAACCTGAGAACCGCACCCAGAAGACAAAAGCCTTCTGGGAGTCCTTTGCATAGGAAGCGACGACATGAACATCATCCGCCGTGGCCTGTTGCAGGCGGCATCGTGGGCGCTCAAGAGTGCCGACATCTCACTGACCAATCCGATGCTGGCACGGATTCTGGGTGTGGGGCCAACGTGGGCCAAGGTCAATGTGACAGAGACCACGCAGCTGCAGATCACCACGGCCTGGTCGGCAGTGCGCCTGATCGCGGAAGCGGTCGGCACTCTGCCGTTGCACCTGTACCGCACCACCAGCAAGGGACGCGAGCGAGCCAAGGACGATCCACGCTATGAGCTGGTGCGCTGGCAGCCCTGTGACTACCTGACTGCCCCGGAGTGGAAGGAGAGCATGGTGGTCAGTCTGGCCACCATGGGCCAGGCCTACAACCCGGTGACACGATTCGAGAGCACGGGCCGTGTGATCTCCATCCAGCCCGTGCACAAAAGCCGCGTAACGCCAGAGGTACGGCAGGACGGCTCCATCGTCTACCACCTGACCGACCGCCACGGCCGCGAGCGCATCCTCACGCGGCGCGACGTTCTGCCGGTGCGCGGCTTCGGCGGGGTGGGCGATCTGGAGGGTTTCGCCCCGCACCGGATGCACTCCAACAGCCTAGCGCTCAGCGTGGCCATGGAGAAGTACGCGGCCGAGTTCTTTGGCAGCGGTGGCCGTCCCCAGGGCATCCTGAAGACCAAGGCTGAGTTTGGCGAGAAGTCGCGGGACCAGATCCGGTCGGG